AATATCCGCGTTATAAAGGACGCCGGCGGCCCCGCCGAAAATCACTTGTACATTTTCCCCGACACACCGCTGTCCCCCGAATACCCTGACGCTTTCCCCTGCATCGGCGTCAATCCCCGCGCAACCGTCCGTAAACTGTCATCGATTAAAAACATGGTCATTGACATTGACGGCGCGCCGCTTCCAGCCTGGGCGAAAGAACGCGCAGACGTAATTTGTTCGCGGGACGATACGCACCATCATTTATATTTTTGTTTTGAAAATACGACGCGGGAAGCGTTCAAGAAATATAGTAAGGCGCTTATTCGTCACGCGAACGGCGATAAAAGCGTATCGGACCCGGAGCGCGTTATACGCCTGCCGTATTTTACACACCGTAAAGAAGGCGTCGAATCCCCCGGCTACAAAATAGTATTCATAAGAAAAAAAATCGAGCGCACGTCCATTGAAAAAAAATTCGACTGGTTAACGCTCGATAAAAAACCTGAAAGCGCCGCGCCCGTTCAGAATTATAATTCCGTTGTTGCCTTCATTCGCCAGACATATATGAAAAAACCCGTTATCACACAAGGCGCAGGCCGCAGCCGTGAACTGCTGCTCTTAGGGTTCGATTGCCACAAGTGGGGGGTATCGCTGGAATCGGCGCTTGCGCTCGCGGTGGAAATATCAAACGAGCGACACGCCCCGCCGGAAAGTGATAATGTGATACGCCACCAGGTCGAAAGCGCTTACAAATACGCTAAAGGCGTGTTCGGCGCGGCGCTTATCGCGGGCGAGGAAAGCGCGGCGGCGCAACGAAAGGTAAAACATCAATTTGACATCACGCAGCGCGTCCGGGAAAAGTTGGCCGACTGGACATATATACATGGCGCGTGCCGCTTAGCCGATAGTAAGACTGATCGGGCGCTAACGAGCCGCGAACAAATAGAGGATTTCATTTCGCGCGAGGTCGGCGAGCCGGTCAATTTCCGCCGGCTGCTCGCGGATTATGCGGTTGAAACATGCGACCGCGTAGAATACGCGCCGCACCGCGCGGAGAAAATTTTTGAGATAAACGGCGAAACGTTTTTTAATTCTTACCGCCCGAATACGGCGGAGGTAAAACGCGAACCGAGATTGAAAAAATCGGCGGTAAAGATATTCACCGACCATATAAACTTTATCGCGACGACGGACATTGAGCGGGAGGGGTTGAAAAACTATTTCGCTTTTTGCGTCCAGCGCATTGGACAAAAGGTTGACTGGACGCCGCTAATAATTAGCAAGCATGAGGGCTTAGGCAAGTCCGCATTTAGTGTGTTGTTTAGAAAAATATTCGGTGAGCATAACTGCTCGACCGTTTCCGCGCAACGGCTTCTTTCCGGCTGGACCGACTTTATCGCGGAAAAATTATTTGTTACGTCGCATGAAGTGGAAACGCACGACACTGCCGCGCTCACGGAATTAAAATCTTTAATAACAGAAAGCCGCGTTCGCGTCAATGCAAAATATGCGCGCACGTATGAGACAAGAAACTGCGCCAATTTTTTATTGCTGTCGAACAAACTGTCGGCGCTCCGTTTAGAAAAACATTCCCGCCGCTTTTTCGTGATCTACAATAACCAGGAACCGAAAGAAAAAAAATATTACAATGAATTGTTTGACGCGATCGAAAACGGCGCGGGATGGATTTACGACTATCTAATGAGCGTTGATTTGTCGGCGTTCGACGCGCACGGGGCCGCGCCCGAAACCGACGGCCTGGCGATGATAACAGAGGTGACGAAATCGGACGCCGTATCATGGCTTGAAACGCAATACGAACAGAAAGCCGGCGCGTTTGCCTCGCCCATTATCGATATGGTGTCCATCGAGCGCGACGTTGCGACGTTCGCCCCGCCGAACGTGTCGCGCTATATGAACAAACAAAAAATCGCGATGTTTCTTTACGGCTTGGGGTTCGCCCCGCGCGAGTACCGCTTAAACGGGGTGCATAGGCACTCATGGTTCAACGGTGATGATCTCGCTTTCGAGCGGGAATTGAAAAAGTTGCGGGAAGCGGCGCAGAAAGAGAAAGAGAAAAGCGTCGCAATTTGACGATTTTTTGTTGACAAATTGACGACGGTTTATTATATTATATACACGTGAAGGTGGTAAAATGAAAAAAACAAGAATTAAGCCGGCGGAGTTACTTAAGCTCCTGGACAAGCACGATCTGCAAAAATACGACATTTGCAAAATTTGCAACGTGTCGGCGGCAACGGCCGAGCGGTATATCAAACACGGTATACCTGAGGCGCAATACCGGCTCATGCAGCTCAGTTTGGGGGATTTATGAAAATTTCTCGGGCGTGGGCAATGCCAAATCCAAACACTTTTTCCATAGCTCCCATCAAAAAACTGATAGGAACCTACGTCGCGGGGAAAAAATTCATTATTGATCCATTTGTACGAAACAGTCCGTTTAAAAATGTGAGTTTGTCGAATGATATTGATAAAAATATAGTGGCCGATTTCCACATGGACGCACTGGAATTTTTAAAACAACAAACGTCAAACAGTTTTGACTTGTGTTTATTTGATCCGCCATACTCGTCGCGACAAGTAAGCGAATGTTATAAAAATAGTGGCGTTGCTGTAAATATGCAAACAACGCAAGCGAAATTTTGGACGGACATAAAAAAAGAAATTTCAAGAATCGTTAAACAAAACGGGTTTTGTATCACTTGCGGGTGGAACAGCGGCGGCGTGGGCAAAAAGTACGGTTTTGTCATAGAAGAAATCTTATTGGTGGCGCATGGCGGTTGGCATAATGACACTATTGTTACAATTGAGAAAAAAATATTGAAGGATTAGCGTTTATGAAAAAACCGTTTTGCGCCGCTCTGATCGTTCTAGGCATCACGCTCGACACTTATTTTTACGCCTTTCGTTTCATCGCCGACGGCCTTCCCGTCGTCGTGGCCGTGGCGTCGGGGATCGCACTGGAATTGTTGCTGTCGTTCGCGGTCTATAACGCGCGCCGGGCGAAAATATTCATTGTTATTGCCGTCGCCATCACCGCTTACACCGTCGTGCAAACGGCAGCAGGTCAGACGTTCGCCCTGTTGTCGCATACGGCGAGCGTCGGTACGGCGACCGAACACGGCACGGCGTCGTTCACTATCGAACAGTGCAAACAGAACATTGAACGATTGACGGCGGAAGCGGACGGTATCACGGCGCAGTTAAAAAGCCTTCGCAGTGCGGAAGCGCGGGCGGCGTACGCGGGTACTATTCAACAGGCGAACGGTCGTTTAGAGCGCATCATGCGTGAGCGTTCGCAGCTGTTGGACATATTGTTGAAAACGTCGTCCGAGTCCGTGACCGGAGCCCGGAATGCAGACAGCCGTAAATCCATTTACGGTTTTTATGCCGGGATGGTTGATTGGAAAAAAGATGATTGGTTGAAATTTGTTTTCCATTTCTTTTTGTCCGTCCTCATCGCAATTATGGCCCCGGTTGGAATTTTGTCGTGGGGGCATCAAACGACAGTTCACGCGACGTTTTCCCGGCAACAAATAGAAATGTTTGTAGCCGCCGCGTGGTATCGGATTAGAAATAATACCGGCGCGACGGTATTGTCGGAAGTCGCTTATAACGAGTTGCTACAAAAGCGCGGGCATCCGGTGGAAACGGGCGTGTATTTCGCGCTCATGAATAAATGCGTTCAGTTGGGACTTGTCAATACAAGCGGCTTTGCGCTGGAAAAAGATCATAAAAAAGTGATTGAAAAACTGGCCGGGGAGCGGCCGGACGTGCGGCTTATCCTTAAAAGCAAAATGCGGCAAATAAAAAACTACGCGGCCAGTTTACGAAAGACTGACACCGCGTAACGGGTGGGGGTGCGTATGTGGATGATATTACTATGCGTGGTTGCGTCGGTCGCCATCCTGTTATTCTACCGGCGGCGGCGCGCGTCGGAATATCTTAATTTGGAAGAGTATTATAAACAAAAATACGTTGCGCCGAAACGCCGTAAAAAATAGGAGGCCGCTATGAAAAAAATGTTGATTGCGTTGGGTGTCCTTGTTTGTGGGCTGTTGGTTCTGCTATTCGGGCGCATTCATGCGCGGTTATGGCAGTTGGAAAGCGTTCAATCGTTTGATCATGCCTCCATAATAATATATTTACACCCGGATGAACAAGTGGTAAAATGTTATCAGGAGTTTTTATGGCGGGAACAGGCGAAATAATGGCACTACCACACGTAGCGTAAACCGGCTTTCACGCCGATTGATTGACCGCCCAAAACAACACCGCCGCCAACAAACACGTCACCAAAAACCCGGCGATAATATCCAATGTCATATTGCACCGCGCCTTTTAAATCGTTTTGAATTGCATACACTATGTCGGTTTCAATGATATTCATAGGCCGGTACGGATTGATTTTTAGCGTTCGTTCGGCCGTTCGCTCGCACAGACGCGCTTTTATTTTTATTTCGTCCCGGCCCGCGTCCTCTTTTTCAATCGTCATCGGGGCCGTATCCATGCACTTTAGCGCCACCAGATACGCCCCGCTAATCGTTCCCTGGGCGGTGTCGGTATAATTCCGCACAATGGCCGAGGAAACGGTCGCGCCGGCCCATTGCGCGCGCTCCGCCGGGGCGTTCCGGCCGGAAAGGTACTGGCCGCCGAAAAAACCGACGGCCGCGCCCGCGAGAAATAACGCCGCGCCGTTTATGATGGTTTTCTGTAGTCCCATTGCGACCTCGTACCACAATAAATTTCTGCCTGTTGTTGCAAGAACGTTTCCACCCATTCATAGGACGATCCGCGAACCATACCAATCCGCCCACCGTTTTTCAGTATCTCCCCGGTGAAAAAATCTTCGGTCTCTTTGGTTAACCGAAACACGTACACATCAGGCAGGTCGTGCGGGGGCGGGTTGGGTATCCGTCTGATTCTGGTTTCGATGAAAATCATGGGGCGCTGTCCGGTCCCTGGGTGTTCGGCCGCCGTCCCAGCCACTGCTCCGCGCCGTATTGAAGGACGTTGGCCGCCATGTAAATCACCACACCGTCCCGGACGTATTCAGCCGGGAAGTCCTCCATGAACAGGTACATCAGCACCAGCGTGATCAACCCCACGTACTTGCGGCTGAGAAACATGTCAATCAGCCGGTCCCGTATTTTCCCCCAGGTCGTTTTCATATCCGCTCCCCTTCCGGCGCGGCGTGCTTGCATGGCCGATGTCTTGCTGCAAGAAAACCAGGTGGTGGTCAACGATACCTGGCACACGGTCAGTATCCCCAACAGCAAAACCAAAAACCAATACGGCCAGCTTGGACGACATAGTGAGATTGAACCATTTTACCCGTAAAGAAAAAACCTTTTCCGGCGCGGCGTGCTTGCGCTTTATCATATGATCACCAGCTCACTCGGTAGCTCCGTGTGGTCCATTAGGTAGTAGTTGAACAAACAACGCTTGTTGGCTTTGTACATGTCGGAGGATAGGA